GCGCTTTCGATCTGGTGTTTTATAACGTGGGCGCTTTCCGGCGGGTCGTGCCGCGCGTTCGATATTTCGACGGCCAGATCCAGCGCCGATTCTTGCGTCACGCCCCACTTATGGCAATCAAAACCGAGTAATAACAGTTCCCGGCTGCGGCCCTCACCAGCCCCCTTTACTGGTTTTTTCATATATATTTGACGAATGAACGCAACAACAGAATTATAATCCTGCACCGGCGTGGCGGCTTTTTCTTTTTCAGCGGGTAACGGCAACCAGCTAAATTTTTCCGCGATTGCGGGGCGATCGATATTTTTACGGATGAAAACGATTCTATACCCTTCCGACTCCGCGCCCGCTTTGCGGTGTGTGAAATAGGGCAACCGGATCACCCTTTCCGGGTCTGATACGCTTTTGTCACCGCCCGCATACTTAATTAACGCCGTACTGTATTTTTTAAATTCGTCCCGCGTGGTATCGGCAAAGCAAAAATACAAATGATGATGAGTATCATCCCGCGTACAGATAACATCTGCCTGTTTTTTTGCCCATTCCGGCAGCGGCGCGCCGTCAATGTCGATGACCATGTTTTTAATCGCGGCCAGTTTCCGCGTCGCTGCGCGGGGATTGACGCCGGCGCAGGGGAAAGCGTCGCGGTATTCAGCAGATAAAGGGACATCGGGGAACAGGTGTAAACGGTTTGACGGTTTTTCATCGGCGCGGGGGCCGTCCGCGTCCGGTATAATGCGGATATTGATTTTTTCGCCTTGAATGAAAAGAACGTTAAAAAGATCGGCGTTGGTGTATTTCATAATCCGTATTCCGCTTGTTTTATTCTCTTTTGTGCAATTTCAAAATACGATACGTCTTTTTCAATGCCGATAAAATTTCTATTGTTTAGTACGGCCATTTTTCCGGTCGTGCCCGATCCCATAAACGGATCGAAAATTAAATCACCGAGATTAGACCACGAAATTATATGATCATTAGCAAGAGATTCAGGGAACGGTGCCGGGTGCCCATCTTTATTGGTTTGAGGTGATATTTCCCACACGTTGTATCTTTGTCCAAATTCTTTCTGTATCGTTCCCTCGTTACTCATCCGTTTTGTCGTTCCATCTTTTTGTCTTATTGTTCCCCCTTTTACTTTTCCTGCAGTTTTACACGGTCGATCTTTTAACGGATTAAAAGTTTTTAATTTACCTTTGCTAAAAATGAACATATATTCAAATACAGGCGCGTATCTTGAAACCAAAGCACCAACCGCTGAAAAATTAGGTTTTAGATAAATCATAGTGTCGTGCAAGTTAAAACCGCACTCCATCGCCCATAACGCTTGCCTAAATGATGTTCCCGTTTCACTCCCTTTAATCGTAGCATCCCCGACTACCCACACTACAACGCCGCCCAATTTTGTCACGCGATACAACTTTTTTATAATTGGTCGCCAAATATGCTCACCCCATTCAAGCGTATTATTATACGTTCTCAAATTATCATAAGGGGGTGACGTTACAGTTAAATCAATACAAGCATCAGAAATTTTTTCCATTACTTCCAAACAATCGCCGCAATACAGTTTAATTTTTGTTTTCATGCCGTCCCCCTCACCGCTATGCTGAGTTTATTTTTCTCATCGATTTTCTTTCTCATCATTTTATCGACGCCGCGCTCGAAAAAAAAGTACACCCATCGGACATTTTTAACCTGTCCGATCCGGCGCGTCCGGCCCTCGCACTGTTCCAGCGCCCACGCCCGCCAGTCGATCTCCGCGAATAGTGTAAGGGAAAAGCCGGTTATGTCAACGCCTTCTTTTAGAGAATCAATTGTAGCTACGATAACGCTTTCGTCAACACTATTTAATTTTTGCGTTATGGCGTCCCGGTCGTCCGGCGTGGTATTTGTTCCCGTTATAAGCGTGACCGGCAATTTCTTCTTTATAAGCGCCGCGGCGATTTTTTCCGCTACTTCCTGGTGATAGGAAAAAATAAGTAATTTTTTTTCGTTTTCCTCCCACGCTTCCAGGGTATAATCAAGCACGGCGTGGACCTTCGCCAACCCTTGCATTTTTCTAAATTCGGTTAATTGATCGAATGACGGCGCGGCGGCGATTGCTTTTTCGATTAAATTAGGATCGTTGATGATCCGGCCAAAAAGTTTTACCTCGGCTTTTTCAATCGTTTTCGGTATGTCAATCGGAAAATCGACGCGCAGTCCATCCGGTATCTCATCGGTTACATCGTCAATCGTCCGGCCAATATAGACGGGCGGAAAGTGTTCATGCCAGCGGGCGTTAGGTTTAAAGCCGGTTACCTGTAAACCGTAGTTATTCCGGTATGCGCTTGCGGCGAACTCGCGGACAAATCCCTCAAAGCCGTGCGCCGCGAGCGGCGACGCGCTCGCCTTTAACCACTGGTAACAATCGGCAATATTATTTGGCGGCCAGGTCCCGGACAGGCCCAGGAGCTTGTCAGCGACGACGTGAACGCCCCGGCTGGACAGCGTGGCGATCGTCCGCGCCGCTTTATAGCTTTTACCGTAGTGTACCTCGTCGAATATAATCAAGTCATAGTTGACTGACTTCGCTTGGGCGAGTATCAGCGGATCGGATATTTCAGAATAGGAATAAATGGCGAATTTATATTTTCGCCTATCATTGCAGCGGTTTAATATTTCCCGCCGCCATTTGGAAACAAGAAAAGCCGGACAGACGACGCCGATTATGTTATATTTTTTCGGCAATTTTTCAGCAATTTGCAGCGCGACAATTGTCTTGCCGAGACCCATTTTGTCGCCGCAGAGAAAGCCTCGGTGCCCGGCGGCGTAGGCGGCGAGGGCTTTGTCAACGGCAACTTGTTGATAGTGGCGCAGCGTGGTATTTTTCATATTTTTATAAAATCGGTGATAGCGGCTTTTTCCGTTGTTATAGCCGGATCGTCGTTAACGGTAAAACATTTTCCATCATTCCAAAACCGTATCACACAATACGGCGTTTTACTGGCCAGGACCGCCGCGCAAACAAACTCCTGCCAGTCGGACAGCTTGCCTTTTCCTGTTTTTGCTTCACAAAAAACTACCAGACCATGACAGGCGAGCAAAAAGTCCCAGCCGCTTGACGTGTGTCGAACACTCCCCGCGTCCCGGTCAATGAATACATAGACGCCGGGCGAGTTTTTCTGTATCGCTTTCACCAGCGCATTGACGTGGGCGCGTTCGTCTTTATTTCGTGATGCCATAATTTTTATCCTTTTTTGAAATGTTGTCAAATGCAAAACATGGGGCGAGGTTAGAAAAGTGATAACACGCCGCCCGCTCGTCTTCGTCACATAAATTAAACGACGCGCACGGTTTAATATGGTCAATGTGCCACACCGTACCGTAATTTTTGTGGGTCATGCCTTTTTTAAATTGTGCGCATAAACGCGCCCTGAATTCTTTCGACGTGCATCCGATAAACGCAACAGCCGTGTCATCGCCGCAACCGCGATACACACGCCGCAGTTTTCTGTTTAGTGCCTCTTTCAGTCGTAAATAGGCATCTTCACGCCGAACGCGCCGGATGCGCGGCAAATGATAATCAGGGTCGTACGCCATAGTTTTTCTTCTCCCTTTGTATCTCAAACCACAGAATAAAAAGCGCGTTTGTTGCCATGTGCGCCGCGTGAGAAAGGCCGCTCCACTGGTCGGTTATTTCGCCCCGTTCACGGGCGGAAAGGTGCCGGAGCATTGCAGCCAGGTAGCGGCGCTCGCCGTTTTCCACTATTTGCCAGTTATTATCTGAATATTTCTGCGCGCCAAAGGTGAGCACTTCCGCAACCGCTTCCAGCGCTTCAAAGGGTAGTAAATCCATACGGATTTTTTCGCCGTCGTATTTTGTTCCGCTACTCATGATTTTGTCCACCTTTTGCCAATGTGTTGATCAACGGCCAAATTCATATCCTTTCCCCAGGGCGGTGCGTCGCACATTATTTCTTTCAATTTCGCCGCGTCCCGCTTCGCGTTCTTCATTTCCGATTCAATTAAAATAGAGTCATAGACGTGAAGCACGGTTTCAAGCCCGGCCGCTTCGCACGCCGCCAATGCCCGATATAACAGCCGCGCGCACGTGGCTTGCATGAGATTTTCAGTGAGTAACCCGCCGTGAACGACCTTCCCGTCCCGCATGATCTGTACACGGTTCTTTTCATCGTGGTGGATTTCCAGCCCCCGATAATATAGAACGTGGCCGTCGTGCAGGGTAATTTTTACATCGTTATCGTCGCCCAGGGGTGTGAATGTGAAACCGTGCGCCACGCTTTCCACCCGGCGTACTGCCGCGCCGATAAAGGCGTTAGAAAAATTGTACCACATGCGCACGATCGGCGCGTTAACCGCTTTCCAGCCCTCGTGCAATTGTTTTGCCAACCGTTCATCGATCCGGTTTATAATGGAAAACTTTTTCGCGCCGGCGCCGTAACCGAATCCCAGGACTGACATTTTCATAAACGGATAGCGCGGATCGGCTTTCGTCACTTTTTCACCGTACATTTTTTCGCCGAAAATCAAATACGGCGATTCCCCGGCTTCAATCCGGGCGAGCTGTTCGGTATCGCCCGCGTAGTACAACGAGAGATAATTTTCAATGCCGCGCCAGTCGCTTTCAATCAGCGTCTTTCCTTTCGGCGCACACACAATACCGCGCTGAAGGGCCGGGACCGGCGCGCTGTTTTTTTCCTTTTCCCAATTGTCCACTTTCTGACGGGAAAAATTGAAGAAATTGACGCCCCAGGATTGAAACCGGCCCGTACCTGCCGCGTGAAAGATGGCGGCATTTCTGACCCGGCCCTCATAGGCACGGTTTAAAATCGCCTCCGCTTTGTCCCCGGCGCGAGTGGTTAAAAGCTTCCGCACGTACAGAATGTTTTCTATCTTATTCGCTTTCGGATGTGTGGAAAAATCAATCGCTTCAAGCGTGGTTGCCCGTGCGTCGGGCAAGTCGATGTTAAACGTCGTTTTCATGTATGAAACGAACGCGCCTGACGACGACAGTACGAGCGCACCGCCCGCCGTTCGTCCAGCGATTTTATCAGCAGTCTTTGTCGCGTTCTTTTTATCATTCTCTTTTCGGTCAAGCAGAAATCGAGCCGCTTTCACATCGACCGGAACGCCCCGCACATCGATTGCTTGCGCCGCGCGAAATTCGTTGACGTTAAACCCTTTACCGTCCAATTTTTCATAAATCGCTTTTGATAGTTCCGCGTCATGCAGACAGTATTTTTCGAACATCGCCGCGTCCGCCGCGTCTTCGCATATGCGAAATGTACCGTCTTTTTGCGGTACGCTGTATTTGGCAATCAGGCTTTTTCCTTCCGGCATTTTCTCAAAATCAAACGCGGCCGCCACTTCTTCAAGTTTCGCGCGGGGGGCGCAGATTCCGAACCAACGGGCCATAGCCGCCGTACACAGCCAGTTACGCCAGTCCGCCGCCCGAGTGCCGGGATAGAATTGGTTGAAAAACGACCATTCAAAAAACCAGTTATGCGCGACGAACACGCCTGTGTGGTTTAGAACCATTGAGGGAATTTTTTCTCCGCCGGTAAAATTCGTTTTGACATATGGCCCGTTCATCGTCACAGCGGCACAAATAAGCCAGTCGGCGGACGGGTGCGCAAAGTACCGCGTCGGGCCGTTTTCGATCGGCTCGGCGGATTTTGTTTCCAGGTCAATGAAAATAGGCTTGACAATTTTGCCGGGTTTTGATTTTTTATTATTCATTATTCGCGGCCTCTCCTTTTTAAGTATTTCTACACTTTGTCCCCGCCCACCCAGGGCGGGGATCGTTTTATTTAAGATTCTCTTTTAAAGAAGGGCTTTTGCTTTTTTGCCCGGCTTATAATCAAGCTGATTCGTCGCCGGGGGTACGTCCGCAAACGGATCAATAGAGGCTATCCGCTCGCCGTCTGCCACTTTCCGCACTCCATTTAAATACATGGTAATGCCGCGCCCCGCGTCCACGTCGTAGGCCGAGATGAAGACGGCCACGTCCGCGATTGCGCCGCTGTAGAACTCCTGTGTCACCATCCCGGCCGGGCAATCGGTATTATCAACCAGGCGGATTTTCGGCGGGTATTTTGCCGTAAATTCGTCCAGTTCCGTTTCCCGGCGCACGGTCTGATGCGCCGCGAGCGACAAGCCCAGATCCGTTTGCTTAAACAGCGACTTGTCTACGTCCAGGGTGAGGGCGGTTTTTAGAACCTTCATCCGCTGGTCCGCACCCCAGGCAACCGACGCGCTTTTGAGATACTGCTCCAGCGCCGTTTTCATGGTGGCGATGAACTCTTTTTCGCCGCCCATGAGTATCATCTGGGTGCGGTATGCCGCTTTCAGCGGATCGTCCTTGTCCTGCGCCGGGCGGTCGATGAACACCCAGTTCAGGGTGACGTTACGCACTACCGCGTTGATTCCTTTCGGACTGATTTTTGTAACTACCAGTTCCGATGTGGCGACCGGGGCCGCCGCTTTCGCTTTTTCTTTTACTGCTTTTGCCATTTTCTGTACCATCCTATAAATTTTTAATTTTAAGACCTATATGAACTTAAAACCTTTGCGCGGCGGACGGATTGCGAGCGCGTTTATCGCGTCTTTATCCGCGCCGACCTTTTCCGCCTGTGCCGGGGATTTAAACGTTTCTTCGATCAT